CTCCATCAGATCCGGATACTCGCGCTCCACGAGAGTGAAAGCTGCACGACCTGAGATCTCCTCAATCGCCTTCAGCCTGCCTCCGTAGCGCTTCTGGATCACCTGATCAATGGCCTCCTCAGGGTTGTCATAGATCAGGTCTTCCAGCTTCTTCTCCTTCTGCTTCTCGGCTCCAGACTTCTCCGATTCGGGCTTGGCCTTCAGCTTCTCCAGCTCCTGCCTCAGCTGAGCAGCACTCCTCGCCGCAGTGATCAGGCCCTGAATGGCCATCTTCCTCTGAGCCGCAGGAAGCCGCCTGATCTCTTCCGGCAGATCATCCTCGCTCAGCCCTACGTTCGCAGGGGGATTGGCTGGTGCTGGGGAGCCGCCCCCGCTCCCACCTGTCCCAGTACCTGCTGGCGCAGGCGATCCAGATCCGCCTGGCTGACCTCCCCCGTTGCCAGAATTTTCCTGGCTAGTCGTTCCACCTGCTGATCCACCCATGATTCGTTCTCTCCCTCATCAACGGTTAGTAGGGAATCTGCGAGTCCCGTTACCTGTTGGACTCCTTCCAAAAACATCCGGCGCTCCCAAGCCTCGTCTCGGCTCGGTGCGGAAAGCGCGTACTCCGTTGCTTCCGCCTCGAGTTGCTTCAGCCTCTCGAAGTAGATCCTCCAACCTTCCGATCTTAGCAAGGAGCGTAGCGCTCTCCTCTGCTCTACGCTGAGATTCCAGTCCACCCATGTCCTCCGGGGGTGCAAGTAGGCGCTCAATCGTAGTAAGACCCGATAGGATCTCTTCAGGATTCGGACTGTCAAACGCTTCCAGAACGTCTGACATAAAGTGACGAGCGCTGCGAACAAGCCCATATACGACCTCTCCCATCTGGTCAGGGGCCATCTGTGACACGAGCGGGAGGATTCGCTCATACATTTGAGTAGTGAGCTGGAACATCCCGATCGCGTTCTGTTGACGCTGCTCGCGGTTGAGCTGAGAGGTTGGCGTTCGGGCTCGGATCGCCAGGCCAATCTCGATCACCCGCTTCGGCAGACGGAAGATCGCCTCGATCGTGCGACCTCGCTCTCCCATCCACGCAAGCGCCTTGCCATTTACCCCATACTGGAAGTACAGGGAGATGCTCATTTCGCCTATCTCATTTATCGCCTCCCGGATGTTAGAGTTTACAAGGTCGAATCTCTTGGCCTGCTCCTGAAGCAGCATGGCTTGAGCCGTCGCTGTGGTTCGAGTCACAGGCATCGAACGAGGCTCGTTGATCCCACTCAGCCGATCAGCATAGCCGCGAGAGATCTGCTCGTTGACTGTAGTGCTTGGATAGATTTCGGAGAGTGTGAACTCTCGAATATCATTCCAGATATCATTAGCCTCGATGATCTTCCCTGAATACAAGCGGTCTCCGGGCTTGAGGCCCTTCATGATCTTCCGCTTGATAATCATCTTCAGATTCGCCAGCGTAGCATTGTCGATACGCTGATTGTGCTGAGTGCTGATCTCATGCTGGAGGGCTTCCAGCATCTCACACAGACCCTCGCCGTAGAAGCGGTGCTCGATCTCATTATAGACTGCCCGAACGAATGGCCGCTTCCCGTGTCGATAGGGATTGAACTGCTTCCCGATGAACATGCGAGCGTCACGAGAGTAATAGAGTCTCAGCTCCTCGAATCTTGTATCTCCATCAATATCCCAGGAGAGATAGATCTCGAAGATCTCATACTGCCCATCACGAGAGAAGCTGATTGTCTTCTCTATATCCTCGTTTACTTGGTCAATAACGTCGTCGCCCTTCTCTAGGTGCTCATGAGGATTGATCAGCCAGTCGACGTTGAAGAACTTCCCCACCGCTTCCCGATCACGAAGCTCCTGCTCACTCAGCAGTAGTCGCTTCGCACACCACCTGGCACGCTGGATATCAGTTTCATGAAAGCGAATCCAGAAATCTTCCAGCGGAATCGGGAAGGTGATCGGCCCATCGTGGTGAACTACAGTTCTTGGGAATACTCGCTTGCCGTCCGCGGTGTACTGATAGAGCTTCCTCTCGTCTACCATGTGGCCAGTTTCCACGATGGTAGTTCCGAGCTTCGCCAATTCTGTAATGGCGGTAGTCATAGTCTTGCGGAGCTTGAGATCTCTCTCGCTCGCAATGTCCATAAAGGTTTCTAGTTCATCGACGAAGGGCTCCCACTCAGCTGCAATCGTCTCGAACATGAACCTCGGACGGACCGTCAGGTTGCTCTGGACTAGGCCAGATACAATTGTATTGACAGTCTCCTTGATCACCGGAATGGTGAGATTAGAAGCGTTTGCGATCGGGAAGTTCTTAGGCGTTTCCTCTAGCGGCGCCCGATACGCATACTTCCATCGAGCCAGCTTCCAAATAAATGGCTGCCGCTCTCCTTCTGCTATCTGCAGCTCTTTGTCAATGAAGAGCTTGATTTGCTCTTCTGTCTCAGGCGTCCAGAGCTCCTCAGGAATCTCGCGATGCACAGGTCCCCAGTTGCCAGGAACATCTGCATCACGAGGCTCCCGACGGAGAAGCTTCGCAGGGTTCGGGTTCCTGGGCGGCAGGCGAAGCGATACAGGCATCGGACTCCCAGTGTCGGGGTCCGTAAGCACAGTAGTGCTCCCTCCGATAGGATCTGCTTCGCTCCGCCGTGCCAGTCCAGGTCTTGCTGCCACGAGTTACTCCTCGCTCTCCGAGTTCTGCTGCTCGTCACTCCCCGACCGCTGATAGAGAGCCTCGAAGATCTCGTCCGCTGAGACGATCTCTGCGTCCTTGATCCGATCGTTCACATTTCCAGCGCTGAGCGTATGAGGTGTGCCGTGAGGACGAGCGCCGCTCACAGGACGAGACGCCTTGCTAGTGGAGAACTCCACGCCTCCGCTGGTCTGAGTCTGGACGACCATCTTCCGACGGCCGCCAGTACGAGTGTCGGCGTAGTTCTTCGGACGCTCACGATCTTCACCAGGATCCTTCTCAGGAACCTCATAGTAGAGGATCGTCTCGTCATCTCCCACCGGCTTCGAGTGGATGGGATTTCCCAGCTTGTCGATAGTCGCCTCGACCTCGGTGTTCTTGACTGTGGTGCCCTTCAGTGACATGTCAGCCTCCAGAGGTTATTGAGATACCAGCGCCACTCGCGCACTGCCGCCAGCCACACTGATTCGATAGTACGGCCAGTCGACAGGAATTGTTTCGATAGCTTCAGCAGCCACTGAGATCTGATTGTTCGCCCCGGCAGTGTGCTCGGCTGCGTTGTTGCTATCGACACGTGAGATTGTCGCCTCACCAGTGGCATCGGTAATGACGCTCAGGAAAGCTGCGCCATCAGCCTGAAGAGTACGAGCCTCACCATCGGCTAGTGGGATAACTCCAGTCATCATTCCGCGCATGGGAACCTCGTACAATTATTGGATCAGTTGAGATAAGGGTTCGACCTGAACCCTCCATATCCAGTTGGACCTAGCTCCCAGAGGAAGCTGTCCTCGTTGAACTCCTCATCACGATTCGGCCTTCCAGCGCCCACTACGAACTCCAGGAAGTCGTCCTCTGCAGCCCGGTCAGCAAGAATCTCGTCCATATCGGTAGAGTATGGCCAGTACTCTTCTGATTGGCTGAGCGCATCCAGAGCATCTCTGAACTCGCTCCGAGGCCAGTTTTCTAGCTCCTCCTGGAGTTCTATCATGTCTTCTGCCATCCACCACAGCCCATTGCGGAATGCAGGCTGGAGGCCCTTGATTCGCTCGTCCTTTCGCATGTCGCTCTCAGGACGATACTCCTCGATCACGAGATCAGGCACATCTTCGTACTTCGCCCGATCCATGATCCAGTACTTGATGGCCTTCTGGTATGCGATTCCTTCAATGGAGAAGAACTCAGGTTGCCACTCTCTATCAATTCGGAAGAGCTCATCGACCATCTCATCTGGCGGATAGTGGCCGATCTTGGTCTCTAGAATAAAGCGATCCCTGCCGCTTCCCTTGCCAAGCACCAGAATCGCATTCCGAGAGGATTTCTTGGTCTCTGCAACCGCAGGATCGACTACCACGATCCGAGTCATCTGCATTGGATCAATCGGCGCTCCAATATCGTTACCATCTCTGTCGCGCTTCTGGATGTAACCCTTCAGAGGTCCGCTCTCGATCCTAACATAGTAGCGATAGTACTCGGACTTGAAAGTCACTGGACCATCAGCAGTAGGCCTGTTCGCATACTGAGCATAGTAACGAACTGGATTCCGCTGCTTCATGCGGACCAGGAAGTCCATCGGGATCTGCTCGGGGAAGGTGCTCTCCCCGTTCTCGATATCAGGTAGCCAATACTTGGTGATTAGCTTGCCCTTCTTAGTAGCTCGCGGGCCAATCGGGACCTCGGGTTCGAGCCCGCCGTATGACTTGAGAAAGTGGTGCGGTACGTCCACCTGGCCCCAATGGGTCGCCGCGAGATCAATCTGTTTCTGAGGATTGATGAGCAGAGATTCGAGACCATCTGTCCACTCGATGCGACTCATCATCTTGCTCTGAGACTTGAACTCAGCCTCGCCTGTCGGATCATCTAGCCGGATAATATCGTAGTGGCGAGACTCGATCATACCACCTGCACCAATGGCGTCGATAGTTGGTTCGCGCCACAGAGCAGTACGCTTGAGCTGAAGCTCCTGATTGTTCCAGCGGGCGGTGTTGAAGTTATCTGGAATCACCTCTGGGAAGAGCCATCTAAGCATTGGGTTGAGCTCGAAATGATGCCTGATTTCGAGCATCATACGCTCAGCGTTAGTGGCTGTACCAGCGACTATCAAGATTCGGATATTCGGATCTCGAATTGCATCCCGAATAGTCTGAGCAATTGTGAGAATTGTGGTCTTGAAAGTAGATCGAGGCTGAAGGAGCAATCTCCTAGGAAAAACTCCTTCAGTCGATTCCAGCCATCGACAGATCGGGATGTGGACTTCGGGCTTTAGGCGAGTATAGCCCAGAACACCCTTACAGAAGAAGTAGTGGTTTGTTAGGGCTTCTTGCCGTAGTTGCTGCCGAAGCTCCTCTGAAGCACCCTTGGGCACCTCAGGCATAGGATCGAGCGAAGGCTCGAATAGATCTGGAGGATTATCCAGTAGTTCCATTCCTCTGCTCGTCCACGATATAGCTCACATCTCGACCTTCTCGGGATTCGGCAAGCGCATTGGCTAGCCTGTCCGCGTCCTCCGCAGCAATCTGTGTAGTTGCCACGAGGCGCTTCTGAACCGGAGTGTAGCCTGCTCGGTCGAGGATCGAGAGAGATGCCTTCTGGCGGATTCGGACATCTTCGCAGTGTCGCATCTCCTCAATGATTTCGTCAAGCGCTTCATGCGCTGCAACTGCCAGCTTATCATGAATGCTTTGTAGGCGGTCCACCAGGCCAGACTTGAACTTCCGGCGGGCCGCCTCAGCTCGGGGGTCGGTTAGGATTACTGATACACGAGCGTAGGAGTACTTGGTGATTCGGCAGATCTCTTCGCGAGTGTAGCCAGAAGATTCTAGTGCGACTACCAGATCGTGCCGAGGACGCCACTTGAACCTCTTAGCAGGAGCAGAGTTCGCCCCGGCGGGTCCTCCCTCGTTAGGGCGCCCGCGGAGATCTCCAGACCTCACCATCGAGTGTCGAGAGATGGCCTTATCGAATGCTTCTTCTACTCCCAGTTCAGGCAAAGCAGCTCCTGAGCATAATTCGTGTACTATCGGAAGGTAATGCAAGAGGCGTGCGAGGGCAAGGGGTACTCATGGTGTAATCGCATGGTGAATAAATAACGTAGCGTTGCTTAGTGATACTCGCTTCTTCTAGCTTCTTCTCTTCTGAGATTGCTAATAGATCTGATATTGTAGTTGTCTCAGTAGTTGTCTCGGCAGGTAGCCTAAGCAGCGCTACGTTTTGGGGGCGATCTGGGAGTTTCCCGCGGCGATTACAATCAAGTTTTCCAATAATTGTATCCCTGATAATTGTATCCCCCCTGATAATTGTATCCAACTTGGATTGATTTTAGATAGTACGAAAATTCTTGGACATATTCCCCGAGGTGGGCGGACGAATGGGGGGCTGGCCGCAGGCGGCCAGCTGCAAAGCACTCGCGGCTGCAAAGCACTTTGTACGGCAAAGTTATATGTAGAGGCAAGTCACTTTGTATGGCAAAGTTGTTGGCAGGACAAAGCTATTGACAGGGCAAAGTTATTTGCAGGATCAACTAATTTGCAGGATCAACTAATCGACAGGGCAGAGCATCAATTGCGTTTTGCAAACTGGGACTTTGCAATTTGCATGGCCAGGCGCGCCAGGCGGCCGATGCAGAACTCATGCCAAAGGACCCGAAACCCTACCGAACAAAACATTACAATGTTGTAGAGCTTTTGGGCTTGCGCGACGGGCCTGGCGATAGTATATTGTGGGCAGGTTGATATTTGACAACTTAGGGTCATTCGGTCGCTCGCGTGCCAGCCGCCTGCGCGAGTGGCCTCTTCAATAGGGCGGCAATTCCCAAGGGGGAAACATGGCAAGACAGATTATGATCAAGGTCAGCAAGCGCGGCGGTCCGAGTGTCAAGGTGCCCTTCGAGGTGCCCGAGACTGTCGAAGAGTGGCAGAAGCGGGCCGCGAACGGAGAGGCTGACCGCGACAAGCTGGCTGTCCAGCAGCTCGTGGTCAAGGCCCAGGCCGGCGCGCGCGAGTACCTCGATGACAAGGCGCCCGACAAGGGAGCCAGCAAGGTCGCCGAGTACCTGGCGAATTACGTCTACGACGCCAAGCGCGAGCGGACTCCCAAGGTCAAGCGTGCCAGCGTCAAGGTCTCGAAGCAGGCCAAGAAGGACCCGATGGCGCTCATCGCTGCACTCCGCGAGCAGCTGGCAGCCCAGGGCGTAGAGGTGGACTTCGACGAGGGGCAGTAGAATCAGACCGGGGAGAGGGTCGGCAACGGCCCTCTTCCACTCCCCAGGACTCGCAAGGGTTCTGGGGAGTTTTTTTGTCTATATGCCCAGCTGGAGGTCCTAATTCACTTCGCTTGACCAGGCCTTTTGACCTCAGATCTCTCAAATTCCTAATCCAAGCCGCTAGATTTGATCAAGTCGTACAATTATTGGACATCTTTCCTCATCCCAACAAAAACACCAACAATGATTCTACGGGCCTCCATCCCTATGCACCAGTGTAACTCTCATAATGAGCCAATCAACCTTCGGCTGAGACCAGTGTTCCATATACTAGATATTTTATTTTTTTTTGGAAGTATAAAGGCTGGGCTCTCTCGATTGGAAGATTTACAAGGATTGATAGGGACAGAGGCCGCTATAATCATTGTTGTTGTTGTTTTTGGAACTTCGTCTTGACAAACCGACAAAGTTATGTTAGGTTACACAATGCTCGCAATGCTCAGCAAGGGGGTCAATAATGATTCAGCAGTGGTGTAGTCGCGCATTCGATACACTCACCATGATCCTTTCGTCGGACTCGGCAAAGCGCGAGTTCAGTGCAGAGGAGCGAGAGATTCTGCATGAGGCACACAGCATTCTTTCGCGGCACCGAGCACTCGCCGCGCCGCAATCCTGAGAAAAGACTCACTAGATGAGGAGATGAAGACTATGGGCTACACGATCAAGCCAGGGATAGTGGAAGATAATGAGGTCATCCTCAATGCGATTTATGACGCTATGGTAGCGGGTACTGAGGCTCGCTTCCAAGTACCGCCTGATTCGATCTCCAGGCTGACCTACAAGCTTCGAGAGATCCTCAAGAACACTGAGATCTTCACAGAAGAGTGTGGCGGGAAGTTCGCAGGTCTAGGCAGGATGGTCAGCATTAGCGTTGATCCGCAAACCCTGGATATTGTGGTCAGCTCCAAGGGATTCACGCAGGATAAGATTCGACGGCCCGACGAAGGAATTGTGTTTGAGCAGTTCAAACAGCACGTCGCTCGTGGAGGCTCTATGGCGATGTATCAGTTCAAGCCAAGCTCAGGCTTTAGTGCCGAAGCGTTCGAGCGGGCTTGTGAAGGTCTCGGCTGGCAAGCAGTGAGGACAGCCAGGCAGCTAGCAGATGGTATGATAGAGTATGCCATCGCAGTCGATGATCGGCCTGAGCGACGAGTTTCCAAGATTCCCGAGAAGTTCAGGATATAATCTCGTACAATTATTGTACCACTCGACGGTTGGCGCAAGGGCAGTTGGATTACAATTTACAACTTCTCTTGCGCCAATGGTCGAGATATGTTAGATTGCCATTGTGCAATTCCATGCACCAACTGTCGGCCACCTCAGATGCCGACCCGTCTCAATCCTCAAGGAGACTCAGATGCACATCTCACTCGACATGCTCCGAACAGACAAGGCTCGCGAGAGCGGACTGGTTTGTGAGGTCTGCAAGGAGCGCTTTCCCTCGCTCAGCGTTGTGACACTCAAGTACCGTGGTGAGCCAGATTACATGGCCCGCTGCGTCTCCCTTTGCGACAGCTGTTTTGAGAGCGCTCCAGATGGTGTTCTCTTTCTCTGTGCGGTCTGTGACCAGTTTGCATCTCAGAACGATCACCTGCACTTCCATGAGGAGGAAGTCTGATGCCCTACACTGTGCAGCAGGCACTCGATGCTGGCTGGAAGGAGCGAGCCGCGGAGTTTGCCGCTTACATGAGGAGCATTGATCGGGCGCTGCTTAGTTGGGCTGGCGTATCGCATGAAGATCTGGCAGACTTCGATTTCGCAAGTGCATTCCTCGACGAGCGAAGCCCGGAAGAGGTCGCGCGAGAGATGTTAGAGGCTGAGGGATTTCCGGTGGAGGAGCTCTAGTCGCTATGCGCAGCACGATTAGCTTAGTTCGGAACGAAACGGGCACCGTAACGCACCTGAGACTGTCTGACGGCAAGGGCGCGTCGCAGGACGTTTCCTCGACTGATCCGGTAGGAATCGTGCGTATCCGCTCGACCGGCGCTCGCTGGACACCCGAAGCCGCCAAATGGTGGGCGGAAGTAGGGATGAACGTTTGCAGCCAATACATGCGGCGGAAGTGGGGATAAGGGTCTAGGATTTCATTTCGAGTGGGAGGCGGTTCCTCCGGACCCTCCCACTTTCCATTCACCCGAGGAGGAAACATGGGACAGTATCCAGATCAGGAGAGAAGAGCCAAGCGAGCGGCTCAGCTCAAGGAACGCTTCCAACTCATCAGCGATGAGCAGCTGGCGCTCCTCGCAGCGGATGTTATTCGAGACCGGCTCGCGGGCAATCAGATGATGGGCATGCCCAGGCTTCTGGATATCTACTCGGAGGCTCAGCGTCGGCTGTATGAGCGTCGAGGGGTGTGCTCATGAAATGGGGCAAGTGGCTGATCAATCGCATGGGGTGCCTCCTCTGGGGGCACATCCCATCTCGTGAAGCTCGGGTATTGGCTCGCATCGGGCTCGCTCCATATCTCGGCGAGATGAACTTCCAGTGCCACTCTTGCGGGAAGGTGCTCCGATGAGCAGAGCGGACGGCGATGCCCAGATTGCGGGGAGCATAGATCCCGCACGCGAGGAGTTGCGCCAACTCGTTGAGCGCAGACTGAAGAAGCTCGCCAAGGGCAAGGGATATAACTCTGACTTCACCGTCATACTAACTGACGACTCCCAGGTCGTGGTCGGCAGGCGGACTATCAGAGTTGGCATCGGAGCCCTTGCTGATCCTGTTGCAGGAATTGCTCGAACTCTCGACATAATGAGAGCGCTTCACGAGCAGCAGGTGCGAGCACTCCGCATGGGGTTTGTGAAGGGAGACATTGAGAGTGCAACTCGAAGCGTTGATCGAGCACTGACTCGAGTAACCCTCGGCACTCCAGGTAGGGAGATTCTCGAACAAGCCTCTCGGCTCCTCCATCAGTGGCAGGAGGAAGGGCACTTCCAGCACAACGCGAGGTTGCCAGATGTCTAAGCGCTCCTCGTCCAATCATTGGACAACTTGGATCGTCACCGCTGGAATTGTACTGATAGATAGTTTCAACACCCAAGACGATCTGAGTGCATCGGATGTCGTGGATAAGTATGAGAGATTGCTCCCGCTGTTTCGGGGCCAGCTCTCTGCCCATCAACTAATGCAGTTCTAATCTGGAGAACTCTCATGGAAGACGTAATCAATAAGAGCAAGCAGCCAGACCTCTTCGCCTTCGATCCTCGTCCCTCGATGCCTATGCTAATTGCTAGTGGTATGAAGATGGACGATGCCGCGGCCCTGCTCGCGCGGCTGAAGCGGCTCGAAGCCCGCGAGCGGATGCGTGCGATGGAGGAACTCAAAAAGCGCATGACAGCCAATGAGCGCACGCTGAGATCTCCTCTGTTCCAGAAGGCCTGCGAACTTGCAGGCATCCCTGCTACCAAGCGGCAGGCATCGAAGTTCAACAACTCCCGCGGGATTGCCTTCAGAAAGATTGCCGCTGCGAAGCGCGAGCTGGGTCTCGGGAAGGGAGTGGTGAGTGCATGATCGAGGAGGAGGCGAGAGTGATCCCTGAGGGCTTCCACTTCGCTGAGATCACTGAATGGCAACAAGTGCCAGATAAGGAAGGGGATATCTGGCGGATGCGTCTAGAGACCGAATCTGGCTCGGTGTTCAAGTATTTCAAGCCTGGGCACCTAGTCTCGGACCGCATATTCGCAAGTCTCTGTAATCAGGTAGGGCTGTGCGGCTACGACGATTCAACACTACTAGGAGTGCGGTGTGTTATCTATATCCGACACTTCGAATATCAAGACCAAGTCCGCTGCGTAGTGGAGAATGTGAGCGTGGTGCCATGAGCTACTCCAATGCTGCTCAGTATCGTATGGCCCTCTGGGATCTCATGACCGAAGGGCATGTCTATCACACTGATCAGTTGTTCATCAGAAATCTTGCGCGCCTCTGCCACTTCATGGGAGTCTTCAACATTGTGGTGGAGCTCTCAAGCCCTGTTTCCCTCATTCGTTTGGAGAGGAGATAGCGTTGGCTGCAATGAAGATCAAAATCAAGGGCGAGTGGTTTCGCAAGAGCTGGACTTGTTCAAACTATTCGAGAGTCCGAGCTCATGCAGTGAACAAGAGACTCGCAGGATATCTCGCTCGCATCATTGAGCGAGGCAACTCCTTCGTAGTCTACACCAGGAAGCCGAGGGTTCGCTCGCCGCGACGCTGCGACTTATAACCACATGAGGTTCTAGATGCTTGAGCCAATCTGCATGCTAAGTTATAAGAGAAACTGCCCTGAGTGCGAGGATGAGATTGAGATCTGTATTCATGGCGCGACGCCTGGCACGCCCGCCACTCACTCTCATCCTGCCACTGGAGATTATATCGACTGGACTATATTATCTCCATGCCCAGGCTGCGGACTCGACGACAGATCTGTTCTTAGCTGGGATGATGAGATGGAAATCACTCAGGAATGCGCCGAGCGCCTGAGCGACTACATCGAGGCTCAGAAGGAAGCGTACTACGAGATGCGCTACGAAGCCTATCGAGATGGAGAGCTCTAGCCATGCCTCTCTGGATCATTCGAGATCGGGCCACGAACAATGAGATTGGCCGCTTCTATGCTAAGCCTGGAGACAGCGAGGAGTTCGTGGTCCAGCAGTGGTGTAACTGGACCGAAAGCAGATCGAACAGACGCAATCCATCTAACACTATCGCTGAGAGGATGCCATCAGATGTCAAAGCTGACCGATAGCCAAGAGCGAGCCCTGAAGACTATGGCTCTTCGCCTCCGTGCTCGGGGAGTGAAGATGGAATACCAGCCGAACCAGCATACTATCCGAGCCTATAACAGCAGATATGAAGTTGTGTTCAATGCTGAGGATGGCATCTCCTGGATTCAAGGTACACTGATCCAGAATGCCATGCCATATCTCACAGCAGACCAGCGGGAGTTTCTAATCTCTGGCCTCACTCCCGACGAGTGGCCTTATGGGGAATGAGAGGGATGCGTCTCTGATCATCATAACTGCTATCATCCTGACAACTGCAGGGATAGCCCTCAGGCTGTGGATGGATAGCAGGGCTGTAGTTCAGATGCCAGTTCATGCAGCCCAGATCGATTCGATCTATGAGATCTTTGTCGGCCCGGACTCATCTAGCCTCCTCAACACTACGAGGAGAGTGAGTGAGCTTCTAGATTCGCTCTGTATTCAGGCCTCTGGCCAGCGATGCAATCACTCGCATCAGAGCGACTGAGCTATGGCGAAGATCTCTCTGCGAACTGCGGATGCTGGGTGCCGAAAGAAAGGGTGCAAGTACAATGGCCCTCTCCATCGGCACCACTACGCTCATGAGCAGTGGATTATCCGCCGATGGGATCGACCCAGCTCCCGGTGGCTCAAAGCTCTCAAGGCTCGGCGAGACAAGTTTCTCGAAGAAGATATTGTCCGCCTATGCCCTCGGCACCATGCTGAGATTCACTGGATCTATTCTGCGTGGATTCGAGATTTCGTATTTCAGTCTGGAAAGATGTTCGTAGTTCAATGGACCACAAAGGACGCTCAGTCCCTCATGGACAGGCTACGATCCGGCTGTCTGGAATGGCTGAAGATTGAAACTCCTGGCATTGATCCGGATGTTGTCGGCTGGCATAAGTTCTCTGAGGACTTCGATGGAGGAGTACCACAGCTATCTCGCCTCCAACGGTTACGTATTCAATCCAAGTTTCGGGAACAGAGAAACAAGAAAGAGTGAGGTTGTGTGAAAGAGAATTCTCCACTAGTCAAAAAGCCGTCTCGCTTCTGTTCAATCTGCGGAGCGAAACTGGACCAGAGCACTAAAATTCATTGCGAGCTTCGCGGCGATCCTCGCAGACCAGATCGCTTCAAAGACCTTGCTATTGGCGAAGACTTCATCTCAATGCAAGGCAGGCGAGGATACAAGAGCATGGTCTATGGTGGGCGAATCCCATCTCGATTCGTCAAGCTAGACTGGCTCCGCGCAGTGGAAGTTGGCTCTGGTGAAACAGAAGTATTTTCCGGGTCCAGTAGAGTGATTCGGATCTCACAAGCTCCAGGCGCTCCCATTAGCCCTAGAGCTAAGTCCCTTATTGACGAGAGGAAGAGTTATGACTGAGCACAAGACAGGCTGCACCCTGTGCGACGAAGGAGTCGATCGAGAGTTCCTCGATTGGGAGGATCGAGTGGAGATGGGCAACAAAGCTATCCCGTGCGCCCGAGATCCTAGAGCTGTCCATATCCATCGAGATCCAGTTCCTCTGGCGGTCGAGCCTCAAGTCGCCCCGACGCTCAAGATTAGCCATCTGGATACTTTCCTGGTGAACCCAGTGAGGTTCGCCGCGAAGGCCACTCTCTACGACTGGTCCGTGCTCATCTACGAGTGGGCTGAGACCAAGGGATGGAACGAGAAGGCTGCAACCCGCACCGAAGGTGAGTGGGCCGCACTTGTGCATACAGAAATATCTGAGGCGTTCGAGGAGTTCCGATCCGGCTATGATGCTAGGGAGATCTACTTCAGCCGCGAAGCTCCTGGCCCAGGGAAGCCTGAGGGAATGCCGATCGAGTACGCCGATGCCCTCATCCGCATCCTTCACTGGTTCGCATTTCATAAGATAAATCCGATCGAGGTTATGCAGCTGAAGATGAGCTTCAATCTCGACCGCCCGTATCTGCATGGAGGCAAGATCCAATGACTCGGGAGGAAATGGCTAAGGTGATGGATGAGATCGTCGTCCGGATGCAGGAGTTCCGTGAGGCTGGCCAGCGCGAGTACGCTCATCGAGAAGACAACGCCTTCGGAAACTTTGAACGTGTCGGTGAGCGCCTCTCACTTCCTCGTGAGATGGTCCTCCTCGTCTATCTGGAGAAGCATCTTGATGGTATCCACTCATGGGTGAAGGGCCACCGATCTCAGCGTGAAGATGTCGAGGGCCGCATCCTAGATGCGATCGTCTATCTGAGCTTGCTCTACGGAATGGTCGTGGATAGAAGGGAGACTGAGTGGAAGCAAATCGGCATCGCACAGAAGGAGCAGTCCGAGCCCGTAACTCCTCATAGTAAGTGGGAGTGGGCCTGTCTCCCTTGCTCACAGGAGCGCGCAAAGGAGAACGGCAGTGACAACCCTGAAGCGTATCTCGTAACCCACCCCGCCGGGCAGCCTTGTCCGAAGCGGGATCAGTGACAGAAGATCAGCTCAAGGCTGAGGAGGATAAAGATGAATCTATTCATTCGTGATGGGAAGCGCTACCGCGAGGCTACCGATGATGAGATCGTAGCCGCTGCAATAACTGTCCTCTATCAGCGGGGCGATGTGGGAAGGGCTGAAGCTCTGGTGATTGCACAGACCGCTCCTTCTCCCAGCGTTCGAGCCGATGAGATCTCGACTCCAAAGTATAACGTGAGGTAATGGTGGCACTAGATATCAACCAGCTCCCGATGAACCCTCGGAACTTGAGGCTCATCCCTCGCAACGCCATAACTCTAGACACCGTTGCGAGCCTGCTCGCTATTGGCCAGCCAGTATATATCGAACTGGAGCCTGGTGATAAGACGAGCTATAAGTTCTATCTCATTCCTCAAGAGCCTAGGTTTGCAGTCGGGGGAACGAACCGAGCTCACATCATGATCTGCCTCTTCAGCCCTCACGGTGCGAGCTTCTGCTATCCAGTCCTGCCTCAGGCTGGCATGTCTGAGCACGCCCCTGACTACATCCTCAGCCATGACCCTCGGTACAAGAACGAGCCGAGTGTCTGGTGGGCATGGTTTGTAGTTTGCAGTTTCATTGAGCAGATCTGGAACATCTGGAATGAGAAAGGAATCTTCCAGGAGTGAGAAGTAAACTCGTGAAAGCATTCTGGCTGACCCTGACACTAGGTCTGCCTACTCTGTTCTGCTTCTACTTCTCAATGAAGATGAGCGGAGGATTCTGATAATCTGGTACAATGATTGTATCAGATCCACCATATCAAAGTAGGAGGAGAAGTGAATCGAGATCTCTCAGTCCCTTATGGCCGCTCGCATCTGACCTCTGGCACGAGTGTCATGAAGGACGGCTATGAGTACTATACCTTCCAGGTAGCGCAAGAAGGGTTCGAGGGCCTAGCTCGCGCGGTGATCGAAGGCAGAGCTGCCCGAGGCGCTAACCCAACTCTTGCTGGCTGGTACACGAGCAACTTCCGCCCCGATCCATCTGACATCGTGGCGGTGAGGAGTAAGTTCATCCCTGAGGATCAGATGTACCGACTAGTGCTGAAGATCCGAAGGGGCCACTTCATCCTCGCTCAGTTCCTGCGAGATCATGGAGCCAATGGCTGTGGAGGTATCGCAGAAGTAGACGTCTCCAATGGCTTCATTCATCTTCGCTGCTCATGCGACGAGGAATACTCGATGAGCATGGAACTCGATGCCCTGCCAGATAGCGATCCCTCCTGGCTAGATGAGAGCTAAGCTGATGAGCAAGCGTCGAGTTCCTGGGAAGCCTGAGCCAACTCTCCACATCCTGGAAGAGCACGCTCAGCGCATAGGCAGAAACATTGCTGACTCCCTGCCAAAGGGAGTCGGCTTCTGCCTGCTCGTGTTCGACTTCGGCCCACCAGGCGGATTCATGACCTACACTTCCAATGCCAATCGTGGAGATATGATCAATGCTCTCCGCGAGTGCGCAGACAACTTGGAGGCTAGCTCCAATGCTTAGACGAAAGAACTGGATCGGCCCACTGATCTTCTTCTTCATCATCGCTGCGATCGTAGCAGCTTGGATCTGGCTTGTTAGCGGAATGGTGTCTCTATGAGCAATAGCTACGTAAACAGACAGCCACTTTCCTTGGAGGTCTCCTCTCTCGTTGATCCCGACGAGGACTACAAAGAATTCTCCGACGATGAAGTGGAGAAGAAGGCCGAGAAGCTGGGCTGTCAGATCTGGAACGCCACGGCTGATATGCTCCAGCTCGACATTGATTCCGAGGAGCGAATGCAGCTCTTCGAGGAACAGCTGGATCTTGTGAATCGTGCTCAGAGCGTGAAGGAAACTCTTCCAATCGTAGAGATTGTCAAACTTCCATCCAGAACTCCTGGCCACTGGCATGTTGTAATCTTTCTGGCATACGAGCTAACCCATATTGAGCGCATCATGTGGCAGGCTATCTTCGGCTCGGACCAGAAGCGTGAGGCCCTCAACGCTATTAGAGTGAAGATGGGAGTAGCCGACCCGATCAGACTCTTTCGCCCTAAGGGTGAGAAGCTGCCTCGATCTCCGCTCGACATGGAGTCATCTGATGTCGATGATCTCCCATTTTGATTCGTCAAGCTCCCTTGACAAAATGGGTGAGTTCTGTTAGAATACCACCATGCAATCGCATTATCTGCAGCTCGCATGAGTGAAGAGATTCGCCCCACAGTCTGGCTCGTGAACGATGCGGGCCATGATACTCGGGATGCAGAACGCTTCGGGCGGGTTCAGGTTCTCAGCGTCGGGAACTTGAACCCCCTCCGAGTAGATCGAGCCGTGTGGCACTTCGCAAAGGGCATCGCTCGCTACACTCATAAGGACGACTACCTCTGCATCATGGGCACCCCTACCCTGAATGCAATAGCTGTCCTTCTCTGGATGCTCCAGTACCGTCAGTGCAAGCTGCTCCAGTGGAATGCTAAGAAGCGGCGCTACGAACAGAGCATCTTGAGCACCGAGCATCTGCTCAACATCCTCGACGCAGCGATACGAGGTTAGTAGTATGAGACACTTCCAGGCACGAGTAGATGATGATCTCTTCGAATGGTTCGACAGTAACTTCCCGTCGAGCGGTGCGAAGCAGTGGTTCATTGAGTCGAGCCTGAGGAAGTTCCGTGAGCTGGTAGAGGCAGGAGTGATCGAGCCTCCTGTCAACATACCTGAAGTCGTTGTTCGAGAAGCCTTCTCTCATCTGTGACCTGCACCGTTAGGGGTACTCGATTGCTAGCTCAGCCATGTCAGGCCTGGCGACCTTCTCCACGGGTGAGTGAAAGTCGTTGCGATGGGGCTAGCGTATTGGGTCGGAGGTTCAAGTCCTCCCGGGTCACTTCCCAGCTTTCTGTCACCGTTTCGAAGTGTGAAACGGGAAGCAATCTCCAGGCGTCCAGCGGACTCTCGATCGCCCGGAGATTGATACTCGCCAATAGTGCGAGTGGGCGCGGGCTGGATGGCCCAGCTGGGGGCCTAAACTCCAGCCACTCATACTAAGACTAGGGAGGATCAACGTGGACCCGTCCCAGATGCTGGAAGACAAGTTCTCTTATTTCACCCCTCAAAGTGAGCGGGAGATATTCGACGAGCTGGTCTTCAACGTCAAGTTCCCAGAAGTTTACGATGCCTCGATGCTCAAGGACTTCGTAAACTGCCCCTCGATGTTCTACCTCCGACACGTCCTAGGCCTCCGGCGGCGAAGCGCTGAAGAGCGAAACGATCTCAACTGGGGTACCCGTTGGCATAAGCTGATGGAACTCTACCACAACCACGGAATCAATGAAGCGATCGCTCAAGGCTTCAACGATTGGCCAGTAGGCTTAGATCATCTCGATGAAAAGAACCGCACTCTTGAGCGGATGATCAATCTCTTCCAGCGTTACGTCGAGCGCTATCATGATCAGCAGAGCAAGATCACACGAAACCTCAGAACTGAACAGTACTTCGAAATACACTGCCCAGAAGATAATCCTCATTGCCGCTTTGGCGGTTGCGGCCTCAGCTGGTGTGGCCGCATGGATCGCTTCGTGGAGCGCAGAGGAAAGCTAGTAGTTTGGGACTATAAAACTACTGGCCGGATGGGCAGAGACTATTTCGAGTCTCATGAAAATGGGTTCCAGCTGCCAGGGTATGTGTGGGCAGCTAACCACATGACCACTGAGCGAGTAGATACCGCAGTACTCGATGTTCTGTATTGTCTGAAAGCCAGCGACGACTTCTTCCTCCGAACATTCCAGTACACTGATGCTCGCCTGCTTGAGTGGCGAGATAATGTCAAGCACTGGATCTCCAGAATCGACTCCTATAAATCGGAGTGGCCGCGCAATCCTGAGCGCTGGCCTAAGAATTGGGAAGAGTGTACTCGCTACTACCGATGCTCATTCGCAGACGTTCATTTCGTAGCACCTGTTCGTGATACTCGACTCCGTATTCTGAGCGAGGACTACCACGAGGATCGCTGGGACCCTAGCAAGGTGGACTAGCATTGAAGCGAGAGTACTATGATCAAGAATGGCCTCCAGAACTAATGCCGTGTGGATGCGAGTTTCATGGCATTCTCTGGATTCGGTGCTGTCAGACCCATAAGGCGATGGCAGAGCAGTATCCGAAAGAAGTGGTGATGGGCGCAATTCTAACTGGCAGGCCTGTGGATGAGCTTGCCCGTCCTTGGGAGGCGTTTGATGGCGAAGCCTGGGACTACGACAGTAGAGGGAACGTGTCCGGCTGAAGGCGACATTGAACGCCTTCTAGTCCAGCATCCAGACGGGGAATTGCATTGCAGCGTCTGTGGTGCTCGCGTACCTCACGGCCAGCAGGACAATCTCCGGGTGAGGATTCCTCCTCGGAACGACAAAGAGATCACTCGCGACGAAAGTCGCTTTACCTATCCCTTCGAGCGATGAGGAGCTCATGGCGACTCTAGGCAAGCGGTACGCAAGCGGTAGGCTCCGGGCACTAATCTGGGGTCCTGCTGGCTCTGCGAAGACAGTCAACTCCCACATGATGCCTCGCACTCGTACCCTCGATCTCGACGATGGTATGATGAGTGTAATGTGGGCCATCAAGGAAGGTCTCATCAATAAGGATCCAGATGAGATCGTCTACGAGACAATCCTCGAACACGACGCCAACAGGAACATGTACGGTCTGGTTACTGAGACCACTGTTCTTGATCGCATGACAGATCAGGTGGACAAGTGGCTCTGGGAAGAGCGGCTAAGCGACGAGGAGTGGAAGAGGGAGCTGGAGAAGCGAGCCGAGATTGATCCTGATAACATCTATGAGGATCGCTTCTGGGATACGTTGATCGTAGATTCTGCCACAGGCATGACAGACGCTTCGATCAATAAGGGACTAGATGAGAATGCGAGGCTCAAACTCTCCCATTCTAAGAGCCAAAGCCAAGTCCTCAGGGTTATGAGGCAGCAAGACTGGGGCGCTGCCGCTAGCCTCTTCCGTCAGGCCATTGAGCAGTGGAAGTCACTGGACAAGAATCTCATCGTGATCGCTCATGAGTATGTCGATCGAGATGACAGCGGAACTGTCCTCGGTGTCAAGCCTGCTGCCATTGGCCAGCTTCGTGACCAACTCCCCACGATGTTCGACGAAGTATACTACGCTCATGTCACTGGTAGTAGGTCCAGTCCGGAGTTCAAATTCCAGACCCTTCCAGGCAACAAGCGCCTGTGCCGTTCTCGTCTAGGCTGCCTCGATCCCATAATCCCTGCGGACTTCCAGTTGATTCGGGAACGGGTGGCTGAGTACTATGATCTCAACCCGGAGGAACTATGGACTAGAGCCAGAGCCTCAGATCGCCCGATGGCTGCCTCGGGCAAGCGGAAGTAGGCAGCCGCAAGCCAGACGTACAATCATTGTACGCCTATCATCAAAACTAAGATCAGGAGGTCAAGTCATGCCGAGAATCAACCTGTCCGTGAAGGAAGCACAGAGCTTCGCACCGATTCCGGATGGAACCTATCCGGCGGAAGTCTCTGGCTTCAGCGAGGTCCAGCAGGGTCCGAAGTCCAGCTACATCACGGCCGAGCTCACCATCAACGACGGAGAGCACTCGGGTCGGAAGATGTTCACGAACCTCCCGCTGGAGGGCAAGGGCGCTGGCATCACCGCGAACTTCATCGCCAAGTGCACTGGCAATGAGATCGAAGTCGGTGAGGATGCCGAGGACCTCGACTTCGACACGGACGATCTGATCGGCTCGCAGGTCCAGATCGTGATCAAGAACGAGGAGTATCCGGAGGGCTCGGGCGACTTCCGCCCGAACGTCAAGCGGGTACTCGCGCCTGGCGAGGCGTCGAAGGCCACTGCATCGAGCGGTGGTGGCTCGCGTCGCCGTCGCTAGTAATCCCCGGGGAGGAGCACAACTCCTGTGCTCCTCCCTATTCTATCACCCTCAGTGAAAGGGCCTGACAGATGACACTGGCAATCGCAGCAGCAATCCTCGGGACAATCTCAGCTCCCACAGACCAGGACGACGATCTGCTCGATACTCTCCTGGAATCCGAAACTTTCATCTCTGTCGAAGAAGCTGAAGATGAAGTCGATGAGGACTTCGACGACGAGGACTGGGGTGATGATGACGATGATGACGATGATGAGTGGGACGATGATGAAGACCTGGAGGATGATGATCTCGATCTCGAGTATTAGCTAGGCTGAGTGGACCAAGTCATGGTGGTGTCCCGGGTTCGATTCCCGGGCCACTCATTTCTTTATCGGAGACTAAGATGAAATCTAGTGATCTTCGCCCGCTACGGAACAAGGTTATCATTGAGCCAGTGAGGACTGACCCTAGCTCTCACGGCATGATAATAGTGCCCGAACCTGAACGCTTCGAATACGCCTTTGCTGGCTGGGTTGTAGCATTCGGCGAGTGTGGCGAACCGCTAGAAGTGAATGACTTTGTGATCCTGAATCCAGGAATCCGAAATAAGGTCAAGCACCACGACTATGGTCAGGTGTGCAGAGTCAATACAACATCCGGAGTCTTCGATCTGATGCCTGAGAGCGAGCCTTACATCAGGCAGATGGTGAGCGACTACCGGCGCACCAAACGAGACTATGACATTCGAGCTGAGCTTCATGACGGGCGACGTCTGTCCATGAACGCCAGCGACGTTCTCGAATATAGCCTCATCAATGTCCTTGGCAGGGGATCAAGACTGGAGACTCCTCCCCCTGTCAGGATTGTAGACCTGGACGACGGCACCTTCTATTTCGCGTCTATCAGAAACATCTTAGCCATAGTGGAGGAGTGGTGAGAATCTCACGAGTAATAATCGAACTGGCAACTGGCGATCAGGTCCATTTTACAGACGCTGATACTGTCTTCGGTGGAACTATCGGACACAGACCGACTGAACTGCCGCTTGCAGATATCCGAGACTATGCCAGCCACCCCGGCCGATTCTTGCAGTGGGACTCGAAAACTGTCTACTATCCTAGCCCCGACGCTCCCGAATGGGAAGCGGAGGCTGAGAAAGAAAGCAAGTCCAATATCAAGTGCAACAACCGCATCTTTACCTCTAACATCATCAGCATCATGGAGGTCTACTAATGCCTCAGACTGAAGTCCGCCTGTTCATCAACCCTGCTGATGTTATAGTGGGAGATCGGCAACGAGAAGAAGTAGAAGATATTGATAAGCTTGCCGCTTCTATGGAGAGGTTCGGCCAGTTCCATCCAATCACTTTGGAGTCAGATCATAAGACTCTCAATAAGGGATTCAGGCGCCTCTGCGCTGCAATGGTCAACGGCTGGGATAAGATCTGGTATACCACTATCAATCGAGAGGGAGTGGACGAGGCTGATCTCATCGAGGAGGAGATCGAGGAGAATATCCAGCGACAGCAGATGACTTGGCAGGAAGTAGCCAAGGCCATTGCGAAGATCGACGAGATCCGCTCTCGCAAGGATCCAACCTGGAATCGAGAGAAGACTGCTGATCTGATGAACGTCTCACGTCAGACGGTCTACAATTCCATCGAGCTGGCTAAGGCCATCGAAGAGGATCCTGACGTAGCCAGTGCTGAAACCCTGACAGGCGCGCTGAGCAGACTAACTACAAAGAAGAAGATCGCTGCTCGTCGGGAGGAGATCGAGCTTCGTTCCAAGGGCCTTCTCAACAAGTTCGAAGCCGAAATCAAAACTGGCGACGCTCTGGCACTGATCCGGAAGGAGCCCGATGAGAGCTTCGATGCCATCATCACGAACTGCCCATTTGGTGTGGATCTGGAATACAGGGGAGGCCTCAAGCCATATGAGGACGATGAAGATGACATTACATCTCTCATCATGGAACTTGCCCCTGAATGGTATCGAGTCCTCAAGCCTGATTCTTGGGGAGTGTTCTTCTTCGATCTGCTCAAGATCAGTCACAACACCTACACTATCAATGCGTTGAAGCGGACACTTGACTTGGCAGAGAAATACCCAGAAGCGAAAGAGGATCTCTCATATCTCTACGAGGATCTCTATCGCTCTGCTGGCCTAACTCACTGGCTCAAACAGGCGGGCTTCTCTTATGTCACAACCCTCCCGCATTTCTGGGTCAAGCCGAATAAGACTCAGGGTATGCTAGGGAATGCTAACCGAGGATTCGTAGTCGCCTACGAGGCATTTGTATTCGCAGCTAAGGGCGACCCAGCACTAATCCAGCAGGGCAAACAAAACATCTGGATCTACGATACTCCTGCTGCAAGCGATCGAGTGTTCAGTGTTCAGATGAGCGAGGATATCTGCTACGATATTCTCAAGACGATCACTGTTTCCGGCGGTCGGGTGCTGGATACCTTTGCTGGAAGTGGTGCAAGTGGTCGAGCAGCCCTTCGCCATCAGTGTCACTACGTCGGATTCGAGCTTGATGCTGAGCGGGCAAAGAACGGAAACATGAGGCTGAAAGAAGCGATGCTCGGCACTCATGAGGAGGAAACTGATCTCAGCGATATTCTCCTGAAGCAAGCTCTGAGCCCTAGTGCCTAGAGGAGTTGATCCGATCTGGCTTGGCTCTCTTTCTCTCCTGAAAGCACTTCAGGCCGGAAAGAGAGTCATGCTAGTATCTGTCACTCGCGCTGATGCTGAGCGGGTACTGAAGAAGTATGTTGAGCTTCGACCTGAGTTGAAAGATCTTGTTGACGACGTAGTGATAAAAGGAGTCTACGACGATGAGTAGAGGTCCTTGGATACGAACATTTAGCGGATTGAGATTCTATCCTCTTGATCCTCAACCTGAAGAAGTGAGGCTAGCAGACATCTGCCACTCACTGAGCATGATCGCTCGGTTCGGTGGCCATCTGCCTCAGTTCTATTCTGTAGCCGAGCATTCGTTTCTCGTGGCGAAGCGGGTGAAAGAACTAGGCGGTAGCACTGAGGAGATCCTCTGGGGTCTCTTCCATGATGCTGCCGAAGCATACATTGGAGATATCCCTCGGCCACTGAAGCGGCTAGTTATACCTCAGATCAAGACTGTGGAAGATCGAATCTTGAGTGTAATTGCCGAGCGGTTCGGTCTCGAATATCCTGTTCCAATAATTGTAAAATTTGCAGACGAGGAGTTGATCGCTGCTGAAGTCCAGTACTATTGGGGCATCAGCTTGGATGAAATGGCCGAGGCTGGCTGGATGATCAACTGTTCATCTATTCCATCAGTCTCGATCAGTGGTATGCACCCATCAGTAGCGATGCAAACTCTCCATCATGGTATCCAGTCATCTCTAATGTCGAGGGGATAGCAAATGGCTAAGAGAGTACCTCCAGTCGGACCTGTACCATGCGATCTCATGTTCGTGGGCGAAGGCCCGGGACGCCAGGAAGTTCAACAAGGCCGCCCTTTTGTTGGGCCAGCAGGGACTGTCCTCGATAAAGCCTGCGCGGCTGCTGGCATCTCTCGTGATCGAGTGTTCATCACAAACATCACAGACCGGATGCCAGACTGGAAATCAAAGGATGAGTTCTTCGTCAAGAATAATCAGCCCACAGAAGTATACCTTGAGGGTATTGCCCGAGTAGCGGAGGAGATCAAGCGGGTCCAACCTAAGGCCATTGTTGCATTCGGAAACTGGGCTCTATTCGGCTTGACAGGCCTCCAAGGCATCACTCGCTATCGGGGATCTATTCTCCCTTGCATGTTCGACCAGAAGATCAAGGTCGTACCAACTCTCCATCCTTCGTTCATCCAGCGGGGGATGTGGCACAAGATGCCCTTGATGATCTGGGATCTCGTGCGAGCGGCGAAGGAGAGTCAGACCAGTGAATGGGATCTCCCTGATCCTACTCTCATCATCAATCCTAGCGACGAAGTAATCAATGATCGTATGGAGTATCTGCTCACTAAGGCAGATCATATCACCTACGACACTGAGTGGTTCTCTCCTGACGAGATCTCCTGCATTGGCTTCACGGACTCTCCCGAATGGGGGATAGTAGTTCCCGCTAGTCACCCTCGGGCGTTCGAGATCTACCGAGCCCTGCTAGAAAATGACAAGCCGAAGGTTGCCCAAAATGCTATGTTCGATGCGACCATCTTGCATCGCTTGGGCATTGAAGTTGGCGGCAAGCATGACGACACTATGATCGCGCATCATCACTGCTGGACCGACCTGCGCGAGAAGGGTCTCGACACCTTGTGTAGTATCTATACAAAGATGCCTTACTACAAGGATGAGATCAAGATCTGGGGGCAGACAGGAGATCTCGACACGCTCTACTTGTATAATGGCAAGGATATTGTAGTCACTGAGGAATCCTGGCGAGTCCTCGATCAGCGAGAGTTCAAGTATACGGGCACTCGCAAGGGCTACGATATTGTAATGAGTATTTTCGACACCATGAAGCGAAGCACCAACTTCGGCATTCGTGGTGATCGAGAAGCTCTACACCAGATGCGAGAGGATCTCCTCACTCGCGCGAACAATCTGGAGAAGGCTATCTTCCAGCAGGTCGGGATGGAGTTCAACTCTCGATCGAGCCAGCAGGTGGCTCATGTCATCTATGATGTTCTCGGCGTGAAGCGAGGTCACCGATCAACAGCTCATGACAAACTGGTAGATATTGCCGCATCTGAAACAAATCCAGTAGTCAAAGCCGTTGTGACTGCTGTTGTGAAGATCAGAGCAGATCGGAACCTCGTATCTCGATACCTCCAGGATGATGTAATCGACCCTGATGGCAGGATCAGGTGTGCATGGAACCTGGCAGGTACAAAGAATGGTCGGCTCTCAACCAATAAGACCTGGTGGGGATCAGGCCTGCCACTGCAGACAGTTCCCGACCGAACCAGAAGAATCTTCGTGGCCGATGAAGGTCATGTGTTTATCGGCTGGGACCTCGAACAGGCTGAGGCCAGACTAGTAGCATACCTTAGCCACGATGATGATCTCATCGAAGATATGAACACCCCTGGCGTGGACATTCACAGAAGACTAGCCAGCCAGCTCCCGTTCGGTCTGAGCTATGAGCAGCTTCTGGCCATGCCAAAGGACTGTCGAGAGCGGACACTGGCCAAGAAGTGTCGCCACGCCCTAAACTACCAAATGGGTCCGCTGACGTTCAAAGACAACGTCAACGAGGACTATCTCGAAACTGGTGTGAGTATCAGTGCTGCTGAGGCCAAGCTCCTCCGCAAGAGGTATCTCGACATTCACTACAACCTCAGCGCATGGTGGAAGGAGGTTGAGAGTGAACTGGCAAAGAATGGCAGCCTCACTAATCCACTCGGGAGAAGGCGTCGGTTCTTCGGCCAGTGGGGAGGCGAGCTGTTCAGGGATGCGACTGCGTTCGTACCTCAGAGTACTGTTGGAGATCTAACAACCATCGCCATTGCTCGGATTGATAGAAGCATAGGCAACGAGGGCGGAGAAGGCTGGGCAATCCCACTAATTCACATGCACGATGGCGGGCTGATCCAAGTGCCTGAAGACAAGGCTGACGAGTGCATCAAGCGGGTCAAGGAAACTATGCACATCCCTATCAACATCGCTGGCTACACTGGAGTGACAATTCCAGTCGAGGTGTTCGTAGGTCGTAACTGGCAGTACTACGACGAGGAGACCAATCCTGATGGCCTGAAGAAGGTGGCATAATGGATGAACTCATCCGCAAGATGCAAGAGGACTCGGGGAAGGTAATTCCTATGGTCCCTAAAACTGTCCGATTCAGTCAAGAATTCCTCGACTGGTGCGCTGACTTCTGCGACGAGTACGGGATTCGAGAGAGTGTCCTGATCCGAACTGCAACTGAAATCGGGTGGGAGAAGCTGCGTGGCAAGGCAAGTAGGTAACTGGCTCCGAGCTTACTTGGAGTATACAAAAGAAAGCGAGAGCCCAGACTCCTACCACTTGTGGACTGGGCTTAGCGTGCTGGCATCTGCGGTAAGGCGTAGAGTCTGGGTGGACCAAGGGATCTACATACTCTACCCTAATATGTATGTGATTCTAGTTGGCCCGCCAGGCAGGGTGGCTAAGTCCACTACCATCAGGCTCGGCAGAAGGCTCTTGCTGGGCGTACCTGAGATTGTGTTCAGCGCGGACTCCCTGACCAGAGAGGAACTGATCCGTGTAATGGGCAAGGAGTCATGGATCACCATTCATTCAACTGAGCTATCCTCGCTTATCGAGCCTAGCGGCATCAAGATGATTCAGTTCCTAACTGACATCTACGATGGCGACTATCAGTGGCGATACTCCACTAAGGGCCAGGGAAAGGATACGCTCGAAGCTCCGATCCTCAACATCCTTGCAGGCACAACTCCTAGCTACATCGCTGATGGGATGCCTGAAGATGTCATTGGCCACGGCTTCACTTCGCGAGTGATCTTCGTATATGAGGAGGATACTAGGTTCGATAATCCGAAGCCTAAGCCTCCTCCTAAGGCTCTAGTCGATGCGCTGATAGAGGATCTAAACACCATATCGAAGCTCGAGGGCAAATTCGAGTATGGCGAGGGTGCTTGGGAATTCTATGACAAGTACTATCGCACACTTCGACACAACATCCCTGAAGATCACCGCATCGAGGGCTTCCATTGGCGCAAGCGGGCTCACGTCCTGAAACTAGCAATGCTCTTGAGCGTGAGCGAATCAGATGATCTGATCATTCGAAAGACTGACTTCGAAACAGCGGTGGATCTGCTAGAGTCTATCGAGCCGAGTATGCCCAAAACATTCTCTGCCGTAGGCAAGTACGAACACGCGGGCGATCTGGAGAGGATCTGGAGTCAGATCGAGCGACACCAAGGCATGACCACCGAGGAGATCTATGAGCGCAACTATTCCGTGGGGCGCCCGGAGGAAATTGCTGCCATCCTCCAGACGCTCACCACTATGGGAAGGATCTACCGAGAGTCCATTATCAGAAATGGGAAGAAGGTCACCTATTTCCGTCCAGCAAATTTAGCAGCTCATCAGGCGAAAGCGTCGGGGAACGGACACTCGTCCTCACTCCAGTCCGTACTGGATCGGCTGACGGAGTGAAGCCCATTTCCTCTGGCGAGAAAGTCCGGCGCGATCCTGTTGGCTTGTCCAACCATTGTACAACTGCGGGATCACTAATTAGTTCAGATGAGGTCACTGGAACATTGGGGCTCAAGACATTCTCCATTGCCCAGTGACCTTGATCCACTGGCCTACCAAGCATCATGAGCAGAGCTCCATGCATCGGGTTCCTCTGATCCATCGCAGTGCTAACGTCATTGAGGAACACCTGACCAGGGAAGGCGAGTCGGCTGAAGTCCCGAGCCAGGGCCTTAGCCCTACCTGCCTTCTCTTCCGCTGGGGCGCTGATCAGTTCGCTGACATTGGCCAAGTGTTGCACCATCGGACCGCCTCCCCAGTTCGCCCAGCTAGCAGGAGCAATCCAGTTCCACATATTCACTCCGGTCTGCAGCGCTATGTTCGCCATAGCCAGAGTAGCCGCAGCATTCCTCAGTACAAACAATGCTTTCTGCTTAGGGCTTGCATTGAAGAAGCGGCGGAAATACATCTCCATCGCCCACATAGGATAGGTGCCGAACATCCCTACGAAGCGTCCAAAGGTACTCTGCATCCATGCAGGCTGAGCGCCAACTCCATAAATGAAGTTAGCCTCATCGGCTCCCATCTTCCCAATAAATCGAAGCGCCCGCTCCCTACCGAGCTTATTGTAAATGTTCATGAACTCTTCCCGAATCGGCTTCGAGAAGAACGCCAGACCCTCATCCTCGAACACGGCCTGAGAGATCTGACCCGACTCGAAGCGATCGAGCCAGCGAGCTGTGTGATTCTTCTGAGAATGGTAGGCCCAGGCTCGATTCATGTGACCAGTGTGAGCGTATGGAGTCATGAACTTCTGGGCGGTGCGCCTCGAGATCTCTCCAATCCTAAGCCCTAACCGCATAACTCCTGCTATTGCCCAACTGGCTGGCCCTGTACCTACTGGCTTGCCCTCCATGATCGTCTCATAGATCACATCACCATAAGGTACGTTCGCCTCACTCATTCGAATGGCGCCTTCAGCCAGTGCCTCCTCGAATCCTTCACGAGTAAATGCGGCCTCCATTCCACTAATAATATCCTTACCGCCGATTCGAGTATAGAGCATCCAGATATTCTGAGTGAAGTCTCGATTCAGCAGTGCTGGCCTGAGTCCCATTGCAGCTCCATACATCGTGCTCATGCCAGTATTGATATACTCGTCAACTATCCGAGGATCTCCTTCGATGCCGAGACTCTTCATAAACCTCCGCATGAAGTCTCGACTCATCGTCATGCCGTGATTGGGGAAGCCTCTCACAATTGTCAGGTACTCACTAAGAATCTTGATCAGTGGCTCAGGCAGAACAGTAGCCGAATCATCCAGGCCTGCAAGTTCCGGCTGGATCCTCTGACGCTGCTCAGGTGTGAGATCCCTAACCCTCATAGGCGGCACCCGATGCCTGCCATGCCCGTGGCCAACTAGCTGTGCCACCCGATCCCAGTGTTCCTTCACATGAGTCTTGAAGAACAGTGTCCGGAACCACTTGTGCATGACGATCGCTGGGTCCATCTCAGTAATCGCCATCTCTCCGGTTCGAGACATCTCAAACCAGACAGAGACTTCCGGAGGTACGCCCTCGGGGAAGATCCTGTGGAGATCTACAATCCCTCCGTGGTCTCGTGCCCAAGGCATCATACGAGAGAAGTAATGCTCAATGTATCGGCTCTCGTCCATGCCAGAGAGTGCGAATCCAGCGTCCCAGATCTGCCTGGCCTTCCTGGCTGCAGATAGGTGCTTTCCAGAGAGCCCAAGACTCTTTGCAATCCGAGCCTCTTCTCCCTTAGTCAGATTCTTCCCTTCGATCTGCTGCCAGTACTCAGCGATCTTGATTCGATCCTTTCGATTGAGTCCAGAGAATGCCTCCTCAATCTGACGTGCCCAAGGCATATACTCGTTCCGCATACGAGAGAGGCCCTGGTCGATCTTTTCAAATCCCTGCGACCACAGCGGGATACCAGTGCGCTCCTCAACTCCGATCAGGTAATCTCGAATATTCCTGAACATATTGACCGGAGTGGCATCACCAAACGCACTGATCGGGCTGACACCTTCTGGTAGCCAGTCAGCATCTGGCATATCGCCCGGAGCAGCGAGCGACCCCGTAGGCATACCATCTGGCAGAATACCCTGGAGATAATCCTCTCCAACTCTCTGAACCTTTCTGATCGCTGCCAGTGCTGCCTCATCAGAATCAAATGGGATAGAAGCTCCAGTGTTGATATCTCTCAACACCCACCCAGTTCCATTTCTATCTGCATGGAACCCCTTGAGCTGTGCGTGAAGCTGAACATCATCACCTGCAAACTCGAGCAGCTCCATGTATTCATCGCGCAGCCGATCTAGGATAGCCTTCTCCTCCTCCGGCAGAGCCTGCCACAGCTCATTGCGCATCTGAACTCCGTATCCGATGCGAACAGCTTGAGCATCTACCGCGTCGAGTGGGAGATTACGCTCTTTCATCCACTCATCGACCAGCTCCTCGAAGCTCCAGAGCTCAGGCGGCGTGAGCTCATGCACCATATCTGGAGCCTGAGCGAAGATCCTCTCCATCTCACCTGGCAGATAAACCTGAGAATTCTCCCACGCAATCCAGACATTCGAACCGTCTGGATTCGTATGATGCAGACCATCATAACCTGCATCTCGAAGAATCCTTATCGCATCATCAGCGCTTCCTTGCATCCAGCTAGGCCCATTTTCGAGTCTCTCCAGGGCCATGTTGAGGTAAATGTAGAGGGTCTCATTGAGCACCGGACCTGCTTCAGGATTGTGCTCAGCTATCACATTCTGCAGATATCCGATAACCTCGTTGATATCAGATTCCGGCCGCTCGTTAGCATATACTCTCCTGATAGATTCGAAGATCTTGTCGATGATCTCGGGAGTAGACTCCTCACTGAGCGGGAAAGGATTGCGAATATCGAGCTGTGCAATCCTGACATTAGGTGCCATCTGCCCGCTGATGAACTTCTCAAGATACTCATTCTGCCTAGCGATATAGTCCCTGAGAGCCCGCTCGTTGACCTCATCCTGAGGAGTCATCGGCCTGCCATCATCCCAGGCCTTGTTAGCGAGTCTCCGATCAATATCTGCCAGGTCTTCCAGATTGGTCTGAATCTCCTTGAGGGCTTCCTCATAACTGACCTGATGGAAACCCTGCTGAGCGAAGGAGTTAGCCAGCTCCGGACTATCACTGAAGTAGAGTCCTCGCCCGTACAATCCGTACCGAGACTTCTCCACCTCCATCTGATCGTAAACATGAGGAGTGCCGTGAAGAACTGTCTTTGGTCTTCCGGTCTCAGGATCTAAGACCTTCGTCAGCAAGCCTTCTGTGTCTTTTGGATCTACAATCCCGCCAGGAATGTTGAGCTCTCTCCTCATCAGCATGTCAAGAGAGAGGGTCCCATCTCTGAGGCCCTGAGCGATCTGCTGCTCAGTGAGGATCGAGCGAGCATCGGCTACCAGGTTTGCTCGATTGAGGAACCAGCTCCTAAAATCATCCCAGAGAGCAGTCAGCCTTGGGGCGCGCTCATCTGGCGGTGTGCCGAATGCAAGATCTGTTACATTTTCGGGCTTGACGAAGATCTCCTTACCATCATCTAGGCGACGCAGCTTGATCCGGCCCGAGTCTCCAAGGCCAACATACTCCAGCTCCGCCCCGCCATAGATAACTCTCTGCCCTTCGAACCTTCCTTCCTTCTTCAGCTGAGCCCGCTGCCGATTGTTCAAGCCCTTAGTGCCGAAGAAGATATCAAACACCGGAGCGGTCTCAGCAGCATCCCCACGCCTAACCGCATCGAATTTGAGGTTCGGAAATTCTCCCTGCAGCCTCTCCAGAATCGAGCGATCGCTTACTCCCCGCAGCACGCCAGAGGTGTGCCCAGCTCCGGCTGCATCTATAATACCCTGCACGAGAGCAAGCTCGTCTGCCGATCGCTGGAGAATCTGCTGAGCCGCGGGAGAGTTGACAAGATACTGCTCCTCACTCAGCAGGTCAATGGCGAGGTCAGCCTGACGCTCGTTGAGTGCGATCTTTCCTTCTTTGGCCTTTGCTAGGAGTTGGAGAAGCTCCTGAACCTCTCCTTCCTTAGCTCGCTGGATAGCTCTCGTGTAGCGATAAGATACTACTGCCGAAGCAGGTCCGCGGAACACGAGTCCGAGCGCCCCGCCGATTCCTCCCTCAACTGCCATCGACTGCAGACGCTTTGGGATATCTGTAGCGTCAGGAGAAAAGAGTCCTCCATACACTGCTCCCGCTACGGAGTCGATGAGGAAGTTCCCCATCAGCGGATACCGGCGCAAGAGAATCGGCGCTCTCAGCCCCCATGATGCGATCTTGACACTCGCCGCACCCGGAGCTAGGAACCCAACCATATCTCCCACAAACCCAGCCGTGGCGATCTGGCCAGATGTAAATCCTGCATTGAGAGCGTAGCGTTCAGACTCCTCCACAAGTCCCATGCGATGCCTGCGAATGGTCTGAGCTACTTTATCAGTGATCAGCTCCTTATCAGTAAAGATCCCCGGGATCTCCGCCAGCGCCTGGCCTACTCCTACAGTAGTCGAGTACACTCCTGTGGCCGCTCGATGCCTCAGCGGATCAGCAAGGCCAAGCGGATTGCTCGGAGTGATGAGACCTGCAATACCTGTGAGGATCTCTCCTAGAGATGGCAAGCCTCCAGGCTGCTCCCCAACAGGCTCATTCGGGCGGAGTCGAGCCAAGAGCGCCCGCCGCTTCTCCTCATCACTCATACTCTCATCGAGCTGAGCCAGTGTGTCCTGAGTCTCGGGATCAGCCTGAGCAGCTGTAATCCTACCGATCAGTTCTTCTCTTGTCACTGCTCCTCCCGAGGATTCTCTCTCATGATCCGAGCAGCCTCACGCTTGCCCACCACAGCCTCTAGCTCAGAGCGAGTAATCTGTCCGAGCTTCCAAGCCTCCGCTGCCAAGTCTTCAGTCGACATAGCATCGAAGTCCTGCTGCTGACTCTCCCGAGGGATCTGCAGAATATCGAAGACCTCATCCCGCTCCAGTGGACCTCGATCAATCTGCTCGCGAGTCGGAGCGCCGATCTGATCGGTCTGAGATCCTCTCACCCGAGCAGTCCCGAAGATCGGATTATCCACTCGCAGAATCGGGAAGCCTGCGTTGGTCATCTGCTCAGTAATGCTGGCCATGAAGTCGAACCTCTGCTCAGCAGGCAGCACTTCCGAAACCTCTGCTGCCATATCGAAGAAGTTCAACACTTCATCACCACCAGGCATAGAAGCAACTGCTCCTCGCCATCCAGCCATGCCGATCTGAGCTGCACCCATAAAGAGCTCCGCCGCATTGTTCAGGTCTTGATCTCCTGGGCGGCGAGAGAGAACCTCATCCAGATTCCCACTCATAGCTCCTACAACTACAGATCTTGCCATCCCGGTGCCAAGCTCCTTGCCATACACACTCTTATATTGCTCCTGAAGCTTCTCAGTCGCATCGGCAATGAGCTTAGCCTGAGCAGTGGCCGATTCTGCTCCGGCTTGAGTCTGGCGCTGCATGAGGCCGAGGATGCTAACCGCTAGAGCGCCTGCCTCCTGAGACTCGAAGTTGATCTCCCGGCCTCCGATGTTGAACTGGATATCTGCAGGAAGGCCAAGAGTGATCCGAGCCAAGTTTGTCAGCTCTCGCGGATTCTGAAGAAAGCGCTGCTCCAGCAGACCAAAGGCCGCTCTCCTGAGCCTAACACTCTCATCTTGCAAGGCTCGCTGACCGGCAGTGGTACCTTCTCCAGTAAAGAGTCTGCCTGCTCCCCGCTCCAGAAGTCCCCGCTTCACAGGACTATCTCCTGGCAGATCCTCAACGGAGTCGATAATCATCTTCGTAATCCGATCTTCTCCCACCGTCGGATTGAGGATGATAGATCCCTGAGGAATCTCCGAAACATCCAGGCCGGTGATTCGCTGGAATGCTTCCTGAGTCGCTGGACTTGCATCGTGGATATCTACATCCTGACCCTCAAGTGCAGATACGATCCCGAAAAGCGATGCGTTGGTGTTCATCTCCTGAACAGCGACTCTCCGCTCCTCGGCGCTCATCTGCCGATTGAACTGGTCCTGCTGGATAGCCATCTTCTGGCGTTCCAGTCTAAGCTGCACGAAGTTTCGAACTCCTTCTCGGATCGCTTCGCCAGCATAATCAGGAAGAACAGTAGCCATGATGGCTCCTTATCCAATAATTGTACCAGTTATGGAGTTTCAGATGTATCTCTCTTATTCGCTCCGATCGGAAGCAGCGCGCCTCCGAGTGTTGCACCAGCGCTGAGCAACGATGGCAGAATGCCAGGATTGTAGACTGGAGCGCCTGGCTGAGCATACCCCAGAATTGCCTGAAGCTGCTGAAGTATGCCCTGCTGCACCAGCTGCTGCGCAGCAAGCTGAGCCTGCGATGCCTGCCCAGCGGCTTGGATCCTCTGCCCCTGAGCAGTGAGCAGCGCGCTCTGCCTATTGCGCTGGAACTCCCCAGAGAGTCTGCTCCTCAGGTTCGCCTCTGCTGTTCCGATGTTGCGAGAGAATCTCCCTCCCATCGTGCCAAAGAGTGCCCTCTGAGCCTGAGTCTGCCGAGCAACTTCCTCCTGCTCAAACGGGACCATGCTGGCAAAAAGCCCTTCTGTCATAGAGGCTGGATCGGCCAGGAGATCCTCGTAGACGCCGCTGAGAATCCGAGGGCTAAGCCCCAGAATATTCTGAACACTCGCAGCGCTGGTCCTCTGGAGCGGCCCAGCAAGCCTGTTGATCAGATTCTCATACCCGCCCTGCAGCAGGTTCTGCGTAAGTCTCGCCGCTGCTGTTGCTGATCCCCGAGTCTCCAGAGGAGTCCCTGACTCCATTCTCCCTGTTAGCGACATTTACCACCTCCATTAGCTCATCTCTCAACATCCCGAAGATCAGGAGCGACATGATCGAGCCCTTGTGCATGATGGCTGCTCGCCTCTCACCCTCTTGAGAAAATCCCAGCTTCTTCACAAACCGGATGGTGCCAGTCTGATAAGGCGGAATCTCGCTCGTTACCCTGCGAAGACGATAGCGATCGAAGCACCACGCTAGCCCTACATGAACCAGCCGCTCTCTCCCACTTGCGATAGTATCGAAGAATGCGACATGACACTCAGCATCATTTCCAAGTATCACATCTGTCATATACATCGCTCCCACGAGACGATGGTCTGTCTCGCGAGTAATAGTCATCCATACACTTCTCGGATCTAGAAACATGAGGATGAAATTCTCCACATCCCCAACCTCTTCCGAAAAGAGTACTGGATGTTGAGAGACTTCTGCCCACAGGTCTCTCACAACACCTGCGTCAATCTCATGGCGCCCGAACTCTTGCACCAACGCCACGGAGTAGTCGTGCTCTCCGCTTCTATCTCTACAGCGGACTTGAAACAGTTCCTCTCGCATACTCTACCGGCCCCCTCTTGATAAGCCTTGGACGGTACTTCCAGACGTTCACCAGTACATCTGTGTCGAACCGGATTCGGAACCTCAGATCGAATCCAGTAGTTCCGAACGGAATGTTCACCGCTCGTGTTCTGCTACCTGTGGTTGCCAAGATTTCAACCACTCTAGTCTCATTCCATGTCTCGCCTCCATCTCCCGATACTGAAACTGAGATTGTTGTATCATCTTGAGCTGTATACCAGAGCTTCAGAAGCCTAATCGTGTATTCGTGAGCTGCATCCTCACGGTTCAGGCTCTGAGAGATCCAGTCCGCAATGAATGTTCCATCTGGTGTTGTGACCACAGACTCATCAATCGTCATGACTTGATGATTAGTAGTGGCAAACACCAAGTGATCACCAATCTGCTCAGATGGCTGAAATGGAAGTACACTCATGGCAGATGACTCACCATTGCAATTCGCTCCATCTCGATAGCTCGCTTGCGCCACTTCTGCTGCTGACCACCAGACTCCCAGAACGTATTGACCTCGAAGATCCACACCTCGCTGATGTTCGGGCTTTCAAACGAAGGCAATGCGAGATAGTATTCTCCTAGCACTGAATCGTATGCAGAATCTACCAGTTCCAGATTAGCTCCTGCAAGTCGCTCAGTGAAGTCCTTCTTCAGTCCGAGTCCGATAGGCTGAGGACCTCCCTCGGTCAAGATATAAGGCATCATATCATGCCCAAGGAATGCGATCCCTCTACTCACCAGCTGAATCGAGAATGGACTCTCAGTGCCCAGGTGCTCGATCCACTTGACCACAGCTACAGGCAGATCCAGATTTCCTGTCTCTACTGCTCGGGCAATAGAACGCTTCCTGAAAATAGCTGCTACGCCTGCGCTGAGCTGTGCGCCACCCATCAGATCGTCGATAGGATCAGAAGCTGTATCCACCAATGCCAGCTCAGCTGTATCTACACCAACCCACCTTTCGATATCACCGTCAGCAGATGCTGCGAATGCCTGAGCATCGTTGAGGTTTCTTAGCGCTATCAACCTATCACCGAATGGAAACACTATCCTAGCCCCCGGGGCATCTGGGCTAAGAAGATCAATTACATTCTCGTCTACACCAGTAGGAGTCTGATAGCTGATACCATGAACTCCATCATCACTAAAGTTAGCTGGCTTCACAGTGTATCCGCTAATATTAGTTGAAGCCTGTCTAAACCAGATTCTTCCAGTGATTACATCTTCTGCATTTGTTACTACCATACTAGTGTCCTCGATAGACACTCCTACCATACCTCCACGGGGGAAAGAGTCTATAGAAACAGTCTTGATCTGATTATCTAGAATCAGCGGATCAGTTCCAGCTGTGTTATCAAACACTTCTGTATCTATCAGCTCCCACGGATCGCTGCCCCCCATCCTCTTATAGAATCCTACAGTCAGAGTAGCTCCAGGATCTACCGCTACTCCATACCGGAAGTCGTAGTCGTGCTCCAAAACCTCTCCATACTCCCAGTGCTTTGTTTCAATGAAGTTCGGAAGTGTAGGCGCAATGTCGTCGCTAGTCTTGAATAGATCGTCTGTCACCCTACCAGTTGTTTCGTTGACTGCAACTGACCCTTCAAAGGCTACATCCCTACCGCCGATGATAACATCATCTGGCCAGAACTGAGGAGGGTCAATTTCATTTATCTTGCTTGTCGCCTCAACATGCATACCGAGCTGATCACCAGCGGCTACATTGCTAATGGTAACTCTTTCTTCCCGATAGTACCTTATATCTGGAGGTCCTGGATTCGTATAGGTAACCTCATGTACCTTAGTCCACACCCCTGCCGCTGGCTTGTGGTAGAAGCCTATAGTTGCAAACCCTCCGCTGGCATTGAGATTGGTCCCGAACCGGAAGATATACTCTCCATCACCTTCAGCTCCCTCTATCCAATGTTTTGTAGTGAAGAAGTGAGGAGTAGTCCAGCCCAAATGTCCAGTTGCTCGAGGGCCACTCCTTTCCATTGGATCTGAGAAGTATGTCAACTCAGGCTGAACTACACAAATCTGAAGCTCGTCACCCTCGTCGAATCTAGTTCCAGACTCCTCAGTTGAGATCTCGTACACAACAGAATGGGGGTCTGGGTCTGCATCGTCAGGTGTGTACTCAATATTGTAGGTTTGAAATACTTCTCCATTCCGCTTCAACTCTACAGGGATTCGGACAGTTGAACTACCGTACAGTGGTGCCCATATTACTCTGATTCTAATGGTATAGAATCCCTCAGCCCCTGCCGGAGTAATTACGACTGGGGTTCCGCATAGCGGATTGCCATCTGCTACTTGAGTATCCCTATCAAATCCCCTAAGATATTCTCCAGAAGCAAATTCTTGATTCTGATCTTGCAGTACAGGAACCTCCTGCCATTTCAAGATCCTCTGCCCATCTGCTATTACGAATGTATTCTGAGTTGATACAACGCTTAGATATACATCTGCAATTTCCGGGTATGTACCTACTAGGGTCCACTCTGATCCTGACCACCGCTCAAGATGAAGTTCCCCACCAACTCTACGGGCCCTCATCACCCTATTGCGGATAGAGTTATTTGCAAAGTATCTGTGCTCTCCAATCGCCAGAATTCGAGTAGCAGCCGGATCTCCTAGCTCTCGATAGCCGAAATCTTTGCGAACCGCAGCTCCTTCAAACCTAACTCCATCAATGTCGGATGCAGATTCAGGAGGCGCACTCCTCGATTCTACATCCCTAACAAGTCCAGCGCCCATGCTATCTACCTGAAACTCCACTGGCTCATCATATGGTAGAGCAGGCTGAAAAGGATACTGTCGATTGCTTGCCATACTATGCTCCGAGAGCTGCCCAGGTCATTGGACCAACTATTCCATCCACCACCAGGCCCGAGGCCTTCTGGAACTCTCTAACTGCAACGTCTGTGATCGGGCCAAAGTAGCCAGTCTGATGCTCTGGCTTCATCTTCAGTCGACGCTGCAACTCCCGAACCGCTGCCACGGTATCCGAGTCTGCATTCTTTCCGCCCTTGCCTAAGCGAAGAGTCGGCCGCGCCCGGATGATATCTGGCAGAGTCGGAATCCCTTTCGTGCCCAGGAGCGAGCTAGCCTTCACGAATCTTCCAGGACAATCCTTTGCCTGGAACTGATCATGAGGAGCTCGGGTGTGGATCTCACTGATATGCCCCAGGCTAATCCCTTGGGCGATGATATCTTCTACCGTATCAATGATAGCCTGTGTTGGCACGACAGAAGTTCCATCAATCACCAGACAGATTCCGACTGACGAGGAGTTTCTCCCAACGGTATGAGCACCAGTTCGGCCCCAGCCTCTGCCCTCATATGCATTGCCACCTTGGAAGGCTAGAAAGTTATATCCGATTCCTCCCCAGCCTTGCTCCAGATGATATCTGTGCATACTGAGAACATCAGCCCGCTCTCTAATCCTCGACACCCCGCAAGCTCGATTAGGCCTGTAGGAATGGTGAATGATCACCAGGGTCTTGGGTCCTGAGGTAAAGTGCCCAGGCGCTGCCAGCGGGCCTCCCCATTCGGTTCTGCTAATAATCCTCATATCATCAGATCCGCAGGAGGCTCACCAAAGAGCCTCACCCACAGCCACCTCAAATCCCTAACCCTCCAGGTCTTGAGGATCCAGAACTTGATCAGAACATCGTTCCAGATCACTGCTAGCCGACGCCAAGCGGCTTCGTTGAATATTCTGAGAATCGCTCGCTCGTTGTTCGTAGCCACGGCCATCTTGATGTTCGCGGCTTCGTCGGCGTGTAGATGTTCAATCAGCGGCACTGGATCCTCCTTGTCCAATTATTGGACGAGATGCAATCAATGCAACTTCTTCGCAGCAGGTTCTGCACTATCCTTCGGGTCAATCCAGCGACTGATAAACGGCCTCACCAGTCCGTAGAGTCCGAGCAGAATGATGCCTCCCAGGGCTGTTAGTCCCGCTGTGATGCCCTCGATCTGCTCAGTAGTCATCTCGATACCGAAGGTGTTCAGCAGCCACGCTCCGAACGCCGCAACGATAACTGCCACCACTCGCGAGACGACCTGTGCAATCCAGCCAGTCATTGCCCCCTCCTCATTTCTAGTTTCTGAATCGCGGAGTCGATCATTCGATCTATGTTCATCCGCTCCTCTATCCGGGCCAACTGCTCCCGAAGCCTTGCTTCCCTCTCCGCAGCATTCTTCTCACTATTATGAAGCTGCGTCATAATAGCCAGTCGATCGTCACTGATCTCATCTTTGATGCCTTCGATCTGACCCTGCTGCCTAGCCAGATCTCTCTCAGTCTCATTCACTCTGACACCAAGCCCGTCGACTTGATTCTTTATCTTCCAATACGCTCCGAAGATAGTAGCCAGAACTGTTACAACAGCTATCAGAGTACTGATGTGGCGATCTAGTTCATCTGGCATCTATTCCACCAGGTTGAGTGGAGAAGTCTCGTAAATCTGGTCTCCAGTCCTCAGCCTGATAGTGTTAGTAGTTGTGTTGAACCAGAGGTCTCCTTCACGCATCAAAGCGGGATCCTCTGGCAACGCTCCACGCCATCTGAGAGAAGAGAATGTCCATCCCTTCCTACTAAAGAGTATCGTGTCGCCCTCGCTGGGAGTCTGTCCGCCAGTGAGTGCTTCGATTAGTTGAGCTGCATCAACCCGCTTGATCACTCGCAGACCTCCCAGCCTGGATCTGCTCCTGCCGCACACGGAGCCCAAACGTTTCCAGGATTGATGAAGTCTATCATCCCCATCTGATGAGTGCGACGTTGAACTACTACTACCTCGAACCTCTCATTACCGGGCTCGATTCTAGTCTCAATCTCAGCTCCGCCCATTATCTCTGTCACTAGCTCCCTATCAGGTCCCATACCTCCCTGATCACCATATGCTACCTCGAATGGTACAGGAAGCTCGTCGTCTATGATCTGAAAAGGATCAAAGACGCCAGGATACTCGATCGGTAGCCAGTCAGGAAAGGCCATCAGATCCTCACTGCCTTTACGCCTCCAATGATTACAACTCTTTCTGTGCCAGATTTCGGAATTTTCGGGCTAAAGTGGAGGGCAAATCCTGGTTTAGCGTTCCCCATAGCAAGAGCAACTACACCAATTCCAGTAGGAAAACTAGCTGCAGGCCCCCAGACAGCACGTGTCAAAAGCTCAAATGATCCAGGCACATAATCTGGTTTTCTGTTTGTATCTGGAGAAGCTGGAGTATAGCTACCAGATGAAATAGCCCCAAAAGGTAAGTTAATATCAGTGATGGCGGGCAATTCATCACTTTCAGACGCATCCATAGTGTAGCTATTGATGTTCTGGTTGCCCATTGCATTAGGTCCGTATGTATTATGTGTTCCCCAAGCAGAATCAGTTCCAGAGCCAGTTCTAACTGCGAAAGCTCTCATCGAAACAGTTGTCGGAACTCCCCCAGGATTGGCTGGAGTTGGAATCATGAAGTCCTCGATAACAGTAGTATCGACTGGTGCTTTGACATAGATTGTATAGTCGATCCTAAGTTGATCTTCACTAGTCTTTACAATAGTTACTGGATCACCATTTTCATCTACAAACAGGTGCCTGCAGAACAGTGGAGCACCTGTACTACTTCCTAGGTGCACACCAAATTCAGTCAAATTGCCATTAGCTTCAGATTCTATAAATACTCTGGTTTTAGTTCCACGGTAGGTATAGTCATTACTGGGAGATGCGGATTCACGCTGATCAAGGAATCCTCCATTATTGGTAGTCGAACCAATAATGTTTTCTAGTGATGTATCTGTCACTGCTGGAGGCGTACTTCCAGTTCCTACAGCAAACAGATTTATTGATCCTAGTGTAACATTAACTCTATTATTCATTAGAGCATCTAAACCTGCATCTACAAGCAGGTTATCGAACTCAAGTTGCTGCTTTATGATACCAGTTCGAGCATGAATAAGTGTGGCCTTCACTCTACCCTTCATGCCCACTGTCGCTGGTATATAGAGCTCTTTATTTCTAATGGTGTGGATAAACATCAGGCAACCTCCACAAGGGCACTCTGTAGAATTGGGATAGGTCCCATTTCATTTTGAAAAGTTGACTGAATAGTAATCTGTACCTCTACAAATGCATCCAAGACTACAGAAGTAGGTGCTACAATGTCACCCATAGACCCTCTGATGACAATCTCAAGTACTTCTGCTGACAAAAGAATAGGAACAGGACCAACTTGATCTTCCTATTCTCGATCAATGATGACTGATATAACTGCAGCCTGATGTAGTATCGGCGTAGGCTCGACATAGTCAGGCTCGACCTCCGCAAGCTTGATTGCTTCTTCTACAAGAGCATCTAATATCAGCGGAGCAGGTCCTATAGCATTTTGCATACTAATAGGAAACAGCTCTGTACTCAGAACATTGAAGTATCCCTTCGGGTATCGACCTGACTCTCTGTTCCTCTCCGATGCTACCAGATGCATCCGATACCTAGAATCTCGAATCGCATCCTCTAGGTACAGATCAGCTACATTAGTAACTGGAGTCAGATGCTCAGTTGCATACCTCTCCCTCTGAGTCCTGTAACAGATTGAATCCTGAACATCAGAGATGTAGAATAGCTGAACATCACTATTCGTTACATCAAAAGGATCATCCAGAACTACCTTCGGATTCCTCCCTGGACCCAGCAAAACTAGATCGAGCCCCGGAATCGTAGGATCAAACCAATAGATCCAGATGTTTCCATCTGCACGCTCAAAGCAGACTACAGGATCAGCGCTCTGAGTAAATGCTAGATCGACCTCGATGATATCAGGTCCATCTGGAACTGTCAGCCAGAGAACCTCATCGACCCATTCAGACTCTCCCGCCCCTGCAATGTAAACATCCCGTCCGTCAACCCTGACACGCCACGCTCTTGCGACTGCTCCCTGACTTGTATCTGAGAATCCAATCGGCCCGACGCAGAATGCAGTCAGGAAATCTCTACTAACTGCATCTGGCCTATGGACTGTCGATGCATTCCTGAGACTATGCTCATCAGTCTCAAACTCTGCTTGAAACTCACGAGCCGCCTGAAATCCTTCAGGTAGTTCGCACTCCTCCCACTCAGCGCCAGAATCCGGATCATGAGGCTGGAAGCTCATAGATCTAGTGGCACGTCTTGGATGTCATAGAGCTCTGACTCCCGACGCGCAACTCCAAACCCTACATTCTCCGCGCCAGCGCCAAGCTCCTCGTCAGTCATTCTGCTGCGAGTGGAGCTGATCGCCCTCTGAAGCCAGACATCTGCTCGGGACTCTTCGCCCAGTTCTGCAAACGCAGTATGTGCTGCAAAGCAGAGAATCGGCCAGTCCCAGGTTGCAGGGAATCGAGTTGTTTGATCATCCTCGATCAGCGGCTCGGGATCTTCTAGGTATGCAATCTCCAGCTCATACACTCCCGCAGGTCGAGGCCAGATCATGATGGCCCCCTTGCGGCGGGTCCAATACCTCGGCTGCCCGTTCGCAGCGTTCATGCCATCACGGAGCTGGAGTCGATAGAAATTGGAGAAGTCGATCTTCCTCAGAAACCGCTCGTTGGTGTGGTCTCGAACAGACAGAACTCCTAGCAGGCGCGGAGGACTCTGATAGGCATACTGCCCTATCACCGTATTAGCAATCGCGCAGACCTTCTGCTCCTCGAACTCGACATAGCCTACCACCTGGCTCATACCCATCTGAAGCCAGTCATCTAGCTCCGAATCGAAGCCTCGGTTGCCCAGGATGTTCTGCAGCCTCGCTCTAAATCGAGCCCGAGTCAATGCGCCCATTAGATCATATCTACCGATACTCGGTTCTTCCCACCAGAAACTTTCCGATGCTCAGCACAGATATGTGTCGTCCTCGCGACGATCGAGATGTCGCAGTCGAACTCTACTGTTGTACTCTGAAAGCACTTCTCACCATTGAAGTAGTGCAAGATCAAAATATCTCCGTCAGCCAGTCCTCGAACCTGGATCATGCGAGAGCCTCTCACAGCGGCCCTCGCACTCATTCCAGGCTTGTTGGACTCTAGAAGTACCGCTCTCATGGGTCTCCTTGTCCAATGATTGTACGCCTTACGCTCCGGCGCTGCCGTCGATCCCACGCCAGTCCGTAGCGCCCGCGCTCCAGCGAGCAGTCACACCGAACCAGCTGATGCCCGTCCTGCCCTCGTAGCCGTTCTCGAAAGTCGGGCGACGACGCCAGTAGAACTTCAGCTTGTGCATGTTCTTCGGAGCAATGAGGAACCACGCATCGGGATCAGTGAGATAGCGCGAGAACTGCGGCGTCAGGCCCTGATCACGAAGCACGTTGATCGTGTTTTCGTCGGTCAGAGGCTTGAATTCGCCGCCGAGCAGCTCACGAGCCAGCCACCAGCCCTGAACGCTTGTGAGCAGAATCCCCGGCGCCATCGAGATCCGCATGCCCCGATCGGTCTTCAGGTTGAAGAACCTTTCGAGCCCGCCCTGGATCGCGGTATAGCTGAGATCCACATCAACTGCCGGCCTGTTCGCCAGCGTGACGCCATGAACTCCAGGGTGAGCGGTTGAGATCAGCGGCACTCCATCGTATGCCTGAGTGCTGCTGAACGCTCCGTTGATGATGCTCCAGGCAGACACTTCTTCTGCCTCTCGCATCGACCTTGCCAGGTTCACGGAGCTGGGCCTGACGATCGCGTTGTAGAGATCGTCTTCCATAGCCTCACGAGTTACCTCGTATCCGAGACCATAGCCTCCGTGAATGTACCGGACCCTTCCGCGGAAGTGCGGACGGTCCATCGGAATCTCCTCACCCTCGGGCTTGGAGGTCGCGATTCCCAGACCAGTGGCTACGAGGTCGTCCTCGTATGCTCGGCTGGAAGTCTCGACATTGAAGATGCCAGGATACTCCGCTGGGAGTTCCTTGTACTCATCGACGAATACCCCTCGTGCCCCTGGGGCAAGATACTCGTCGAATGCGCCTCTGACGATTACCATTTTGCCTCCAGAGGGTTACGGGGCGAGCTGGCGGTACTCCGCCGGAATGCTCACCTCGAACAGTCCACGAGTGAGGTCCACGTCCTCAATGAATGCAGGCGTCACGGTGTCCTCGGTAGTGTCTACGATCCAGATGCCATCAGCGTCCTTGATCAGACCATAGGACTCGCCAATGTCTGCCTGGGTCGGTGCTCGATCGCCTTCCATGAAGAAGGTGCTCCCGTCCTCTGCTTTCGCAATGAGAACTCGATCGACATGGGGCATGGCGCCTGCATCATGCAGAGCAAAGCCTGCAATGGCAGCCGGGTCCGCACCTGCTTCGTCAGCCTCTCCAGCGGCTACGACAACAGCTGCACCCATCAGAAACGCAGCCCCTTCCGCGAGAGCATACTCCTTCACACGGCGACCCTTGTTCGGAAATGCAGCGGTCTTTGCCATGCGAATTACTCCTCAGGGATAGGAATGTTCACGTCTTCCGACGTAATCGAGACAGAACCCGTTGCTCTGCCCCGATGGGAGCCACTTGGCCCGTGGACCTGGACTGCCTCCAGTGCAGCCTTGTACTGCGGCTGGATACGAGACCGCTCTTCCGCAGCGCGATCTTCGTTAGCCTTCCGCAGCCGGTCGTAGTTCTCGCGGGGAGTGGCCATCATTACCACATCTCCCACTCGAACTTCATCATTCGCGTCAGCGAACTCGGGGTCGATGCCGGCGTCTTCAGCCTTCACAGGCCGATAGCCTTCCATCTTCCGCTTCGTGACACGAGACTGATTGCTCTTTCCCTCCGGACTGAAGACGAACCGAGCCTTCATGTCAGGATTTTCAGCCTCGAACTGCGCGGCTGGCGCAGCGATGGCATCGTTGAAGTGCCCACGGTTCAGGGCACTCATCACAGGAGGATCTCGTCTTTCCTTGCTCATTTCGTCGGTACCTCCACTTCGAGATAGTTGCCCTTGTCCCGCAGCTCCAGATACTTCTCCTCATCCATACCCATGCCGAGCATGATCTCACGCTCCAGATCGGTCAGCTTGGGCTTAGCCTTCGCAGCATCCCCGCCCTTCGGCATCTCAGGATTATCCACGCGCTGCTTCTCCCTCCTGCGCTCCTGGATAGTCCGCTGTCCGACGGCCATCGAGTATGCACCGATGATGTTCTCAGGCGTTGAGTCCGCACCTGATGCTTCGAGGATCTGCTTGATATCTTCCTCATACTCCATCAGATCCGGATACTCGCGCTCCACGAGAGTGAAAGCTGCACGACCTGAAATCTCCTCGATCGCCTTCAGCCTGCCTCCGTAGCGCTTCTGGATCACCTGATCAATGGCCTCCTCAGGGTTGTCATAGATCAGATCTTCCAGCCTCTTCTCCTT